CCAAAACTTGAAACATCTTTAATTTCAAGTTTTTTCAAATGTTTTTCTTCATCATAAACTAAAACTTTACCTTCTTCTACTTCACCAAATGCATACTTACCTTTTTCTGCTTTAGGTAACCATAAATCATAGTTAGTATAACCAGTTTTACCAACATATTCTTTACCAGCAACACAAAATTCAAGATACTTATCTTTAACTGGTGCTGTTTTGTTAAATGCTTTAACAAAAGCTTCAATTGTATCATGTTTGTTATGTTGTTCTGACATCCATTCATTTATTCCTAAAGTTTTACAAAAATTTTGCAAAAAGATTAGAATTGCTCTATCTCTTTGAATTTTTATTCCTGTTTTTGTTTCACCATCTGAATATGCATATTGAGAAGCTTTAATTTTCCCAATTTGACCTTTAAAATGACCTTTTGATTCATCATTTTTGTCAATCATAAACCCTTCAAATCCTTCAATTGGTTCTGTTTCAACATGCAAAACTAAATGATATGCTTTATCAATAAATTTAAAGTCTTCTAATTCAATGTTATTTATTTTTAACACTTTATTACCCGGACTAATTGTTTTTGGTAAACCGGTTCCACCGTTACCAAGATCTTCTGTACTTAATGCCATTTTTTTAATTTTTTTAAATTGTTAAACAAAAACTTTTTCCCATGATGTCTTTATAACACCATCAATCATCTCAGAAATTACTATTTCTTCATTACGCAAGTGTTCTGGTCTTGCACCACAAGTAACTTCTTCATTAGTTTTAAAAGATAAAATTGTTTTATTATCTTTTCTATACATGTAACCTATCGCATCTGAATTTGCACAAATTAAAGATTTAATTTTACCTGTTAAATCAATATTTGCAGACATTACCATTTCACCTTTATCATCTACTTGTTTGTCTTTAATGTGACCAGATAAAATAATATGGGGTGCTAAGGTATCAATAAAATCTAGAACTTGAAAGAAAGCTTGACGAATATATAAATATCCTGCACCATTAGGTAAACTTAATACATTGTCTCCATCATAGTTTTTACCCATAGATGTATTTTTATACAACTTTACTGCTAACGGCATTATCATTTCTTCTAATGCAGTTACTGTATCAATTGTAACATATTTATAAGGTTTACCTGCTTCTTTAATTGCTTTTCCTGCATCATACAACTCTTTTAAAGAATTAACTTTAAGTTTCATTGCTTCTACATAATCAGCACCATTTTCTAGATCTATTAATAAATTATTATCTAAACCTGCAAATGCAGTTGTTTTACCTGTTTTAGGTTTAGAATATACTAATAATCTTTTTGGATTAACTCTTGTTGCTTTTTCTTTAACTGTTGGAAGTACTATACTCATAACTTTTTTGCTAGTTTTTCAAATTCTATACTTATTCTCATTAAAATATCAGAAACAGATTCATCCTCATCAATTACAAGATCTTCTTCTGCTTTAGGAGAATATTCTTCCTCAAAATCAGGAAACATAGTTAATGATGTTTGTAATTGTGGTATACTTAATTCTTGATCTTCTTTTCTTTTTTCGTAAAGAGAATAACTAATTTCTTGACCAGTTGTTAAAACAGCAAGCATCTCATTAACATTAACAAGATATTTTCTATCTACTTTTCCATCTAAATCAATAGTTTCTGTTACATCATACTCTTCATGAAAAAAAGGATTATGCTTAAGTTTAAATAACTGTCTTTCATTAATTCCAGGTACAATATCTGTATTTTTTCCAGAAGAATCATATACATTTTCATAAAATTCAATATATATATCTTCTTGTTTTTTCAATTCCCACTCAAAGAATTGACATTGTTTACCGTACTTTCCTTTCTTAAAAAATGCAGTTTTAATAGTAAAAAATGGTTCAACTAAACCCATTGTTTTAAAAGTTTCCATATGATCTATATAGAACTCTCTTTCTTTTTCTTTTCTTAAATTGTTATTACTCATATTTATTAATTTACATTTAACTTATTCATTGTTTCTCTTGGAGGATTTGGAATTTCTATTATTCTCATAGTAGTTCTGTCAAGCTTAAAAAAACTAATTCTTGTTTGACCATTTCTGGATTTCAAAAAGTGAAACACTAATATTTCTGGATCTTCAAGTAAAAACTTTTCTGAACCATATTTCTTTAATCTTCTTAAAAATGGTTTATTTATACCAATAACAACATCTGCATGTTGTAATAAAGCATCTGAACCATATATATCAGAATCTAATACATAGTTTCCATATGTACCTTCTATTTGTCTTTTTTGATCATCAATATTTCTATTTAACTGACTTAAGACTATAAAGGCAACTGGATACTTTTTCTTCATAAAAGTTAAAGCTTCTCCTAATGCACCTAACATATCAAATTTATCTCTTTGCCCTACATCATTTTTAAATAATGCAGCATGATCTATAGCAACTAACATGTTATTATAAGTACCATCCTCTTTTTTATGTCTTTCAAATTCATAATGAATTGTAGAACACATCTCATTAATTGTGCATACATCATAAATAACATTAATTATGTCATTATTTTCAGATTCTTTGTAATATTCTACACATTTATCATATACTTTTTTGTCAACAAGTTTATTATCTTTACTCATTAGTGTATTATAGTCTGCACCAGTTACTAAACTAAATTTTCTAATAGCACTTGTTTCATCAACCATTTCCATTTGAAACTTTAAAACACGAAACTCTTGTTCTGAATTTTTTTCAATAATATCAGATATTATTTGTTCCATAAATAAAGTTTTACCTGTTCCTGGTCTTGCACCAACTACGGTGATAGTCCTCCATTCTAATCCATCACAGAATGCATCATTAAATTTTACCCAAGCAGTTTTGAGAGCTGGAATTTTTCCTTCTCTTCGTGCTTTCATTTTGATTAAACCTTTTTCTAAACTACTTCTTTCACTTACTGGTAATAAGTGATTCGCTCCATTAAACAATTTTGACATACATTTTACAATTTAAATTATACAATTAACTCACAATAATTTTCATTTTCTTCTTCAGGATCATTACTTAGATATTCACAATATGTAGCTAAATCAGAATCCCAACTTTTATCAATATTTTGTTTTCTTAAAAAGTATTGAGAGTTTCTCATATACTCATAATCTTTAGATTCATATTCTGAAATATATTTTTGTGTTGCTGAAAATATTATTTGCCAATCAAAATTATATGTGTCAAAAAACCATCTAAAAGAATTTTCAAGACTTTTTGCAGGTACTCTTGCATATTTTCCAGAAGATAATTTTTTATTAGGAAATATATTTACATATGCTTGTATATTAAGCATAAAATTATCACCCATTAATTCTTTAGAAGTTAATTTTTTAGACTTTTTGAAGTAGCCATCAATTTCTGCTATAAAGATAATACTTTTACTTGTTAATTCCAAATTATTTGTGATCCATAAATCATTTTTTAATCTAGTACATTCTAGTTCTTTATTAATAAATTTATCAGGGATTATATTTTCTTTAATACAATACAAAACATAAAATGTATTAGGTGTTAATCTGTTCTCAATTATTTTTGTAAATATTTCTGTCATTACCAAATTATTTTTTTATGTGTATTAATTAAATTAAATATGTCTCCACTATCCCAGTTAGATCCATTATAAGCTGCACTAGCAGGATGTTTTACAAAATATTTTATATTAGAATCATTTGTCATGGATGACCATTCTTCTGCTTTTTTACCCATATAAACATATACAAGTCCGGAATTATTAATATTTAACCAATCTAGTAAATATGCAGTAAATAATTTCCATATATCATAGTGACTACCAATATTTCCTACTTCAGTTGTAAGAGCTGTATTAAGCATAAGTACACCTTGATTTGACCATCTTTTAAGATCTAGGTCTGTACTTATAATTTTATTATTGTATACAGTTCTATCTACCTCTTGTAGAATAAATTTAAGACTTGGTTGTAATTTATTTGTATTACTACAACTAAATGATATACCGTCAGCAACTCCTAATTGTGGATAAGGATCTTGTCCTATTATAACAACTTGGAGTTTATTATAAGG